ACGCTTAGAAATCAAGTCGGAGACTCTTCTCAGTTGAGTGCTCGTGTAAAACAGGGTGCTACAACAAAAGATTTAGCTGCTGCTTGGAAAATTGCAGGTGAGAAAATTAAACAACAAACATAATTTTATAAGGAAAATTAATTATGGCTAGTACTGGAAACACAACAGCGTTCATTGAATCGCAACAGTATTCGCAGTTTATTCTTGATAATTTACATGACTATTTACTACCTGAAGGTATGTGGAGAGATGTAACAGACTTTGGTTCTGGTACAACTTTAAACGTTAAAACAGTTGGTACAGTCTCATTACAAGATGCTGCTGAGGATACACCTCTAAACTTCCATGACATTGACACTGGAACTCTAACTCTATCTATTACTGACTACGTTGGTGATGCATGGAAAGTTACAGATGACCTACGTGAAGATGGTTCTCAAATTGATACTTTAATGTCAATGCGAGCTATGGAATCTACTCGTGCTCTTGGTGAAAACCATGAGACTAAATTTTTAAATGTAGCAAATGCTGCACAAACCGCAGGAGCTGTTAACTTAGTTAATGGTCGCCCACATCGTTGGGTTGCTGGTGGTTCTGGCGGTACTTCTAGGAAAATTACTTTATCTGACTTTGTAGCAATGAAGTTATCTTTTGATAAAGCTAATGTTCCTGCAGGTGGTAGGATTGCAATTGTTGATCCTATTGTTGAGGCTACTTTAAACGGATTAATCTCTTTACAAACAGTCGTTGATAATACTCCGCAATTCCAAGGTATTCTAAATGAAGGTTTTGCAAGAGATCATAAATTTGTTAGAAATATTATGGGTTTTGATGTTTATACATCTAACTTCCTACACTCTGTTACTGCAGTAGAAGACATTAATGCTGCTGCTTATGGCTTAGCTGATGATGTTTCAGTAGTAGGTAATAAAGCTAACGTGTTTATGTGTGTTGCTGATGACTCTTGTAAACCACTGATGCATGCATGGAGACGTGCTCCGCAGACAGAAGGTTGGAGAGATAATGAGGAAAGAGCTGATAAATATCAAGTTACTACTCGTTATGGCTTTGGCGCACAACGTCTTGACACTTTAGGTGTGATCATCACTGATCATGCTGCATACTAGGAGAATATAATGGGATACGAAGTCGGAGCTAAAAGAAATGTGGCTAGCCATTATGGTCCTCGTACTACAGATGGGCAATTTGGTGGTCAAGAAAGTTCAAAGCAAGGTTTACTTAAAACAGCGGAATGGGATTTTTCATACGATAACTTGCCAGTTGCAGGAACTACTGCACTGACATTTAAACTACCCGCAAATGCCATGATTAAGTCTGCAGTAATTTATATTACTACAGCTTGGGCTGGTGGAAGTACACCTACAATGCAAGCAGGTATAGTAGGAGCAACTACAGATCCTAACGGATTAGTAGATGAAGCTCAGGGTACTAATGCATTGATATTAACTAAAGGTGCTGTTATTACAGGCGCAGGAGTATTTATTGGTAAATCAGTAGGTACATCAGCAGCTTCAGTAACAGTAGCAGCTCAAACTGGTACGCTTACAGCTGGGTCAGCTAGGTTAAGAGTTACATATGTCTATAATGGAAATGTGTAATAAGTAATACCTCGGTGAGCCCTTCGGGGCTTACCCCTAATTTAACAAGGAAACAAAATGACGATTCAACACAAAACTATTACTGGCACTGACTTGCATGAGCCCAAAGGTGTGGCTGCGGCTGCTGCCAATAAAGTTTATGTAGCGAATGGTTCAGCATCAGGAGCTTGGTCAACACTGACTACAGGCACGATGGCTTTACCAAAAGGGAAATTCTATTTCTATAATATAGCTTCTCCCTATACTTTATCACATAGTAGTTCTACTGCTAAAGTAGCACCAACAACAATAGCTTCTGGACTAGGTAGTCTAGTTACTGAAGCAACATCAGCAAGACTAACATATACTGGTAGTCTTACAACAGTAGTTAATCTTAATTTTGATGTATCTTTAAAACAAGCTGCAGGAGCAGATAGAGAGATAACATTTGCAGTACATAGAAATGGAACTGTTATAGCTGGTTCTCAAGTATTAACAACTTGTGTTACAAGCGATGTAACTCAAGCTTCAGGTTCATGTTTTTATAACGCTGCTACTAATGACTACTTTGAAATCTATGCTCACAATACAGGAGCAAGTGGTGATATGATATTTCAAAAAGTAGGTTTAACATTAACTGCTACATAGGATAAATTATGGCTAAAATGACATTACTTGAAATGACACAAGATATTTTATCTGATATGGATTCAGACGAAGTAAATTCAATTAATACTACACCAGAGTCTTTACAAGTAGCTCAAATAATTAAAACTTCTTACTATAATATTGTTGATGGTACAGACTATCCCTTTTTATATGAATTATTTAGAATGACTGCTAGTGGTACTACTGCTAGACCTACTCATATGCTTTTACCAGAAGATATTATTGACTTAAAGTATATTAAATATAATAGTAAATTAAAATCTACAGATAAAGATTTATTTCAAGTAATAGAGTATAAAACTCCAGAAGAGTTTATGCATCTTACTGATGCTAGAGATAGTACTGCTACAGCTACAGTTTTAAAAGTAACAGACCCTACAGGTATAACTATTAATATTCTTAAAAATAAACAACCTCAGTGCTTTACCTCTTTTGATGATGAGTCTTTAGTATTTGATTCTTATTTATCTTCTTTAGATAGTACACTACAGTCTTCAAAAACACAGTGTCATGGTAAACGTTCAGTAGCCTTTACGCTATCGGATGCATTTATTCCAGATATTCCTGTGCAACTATTTAGTTATTTATTAGCTGAAGCTAAGTCAACAGCTTTTGTTGTACTTAAACAAATGGCTAATCCTAAAGCAGAACAGACAGCTACTTCCCAAAGACGTAGAATGAGTCAAGATGCTTGGAGACTAAAGAATGGAATCTCTTATCCAAACTATGGTAGACATGGTTCTACAAATAAAAAACCTAATTACTAGGAAATAATATGGCAAACACTGGTAATACATCTGCATTTATAAATGCTCAACAATATGGGAAAAAAAAGAAAATGAAATATAAATCACCAGTAGTAAAAAAGAAAAAGAAAGTAGTTAAAAAAACTAAAGGTAAATCAAAAAACTATGGATAAAAATATAATAAGAAGTTATAAAACTAAAGGAACTAAAGAACTTGAAGCTCGTATACATCCAGGAACAGCACATTATAAATTACAATGGTCTGGTGGTGGAGAGTTACCTCAAGAACTATCAGGTATGTATACCTCTTTAAATTTAGTAGATACAGCAGTATTATCTTATTTAGCAAATTTAAAAGAAGGCAAAATAGAAGAAACAGCTAAAGAAAAGTATTACGCAAAACAAGCTAAAAAATCTCAGGAAATTTAAATGGCAACAAGCCTTGAAAAACCATATAATACCTTTGTTAAAGGGTTAATTACAGAGGCAAGTCCTCTTACTTTTCCTGATAATGCTTCTATTGATGAACAAAACTTTGTTCTTAATAGAGATGGTTCACGTTCAAGGAGACTAGGGATTGACTATGAAAATCTCTATGCTTTAAAATCTACAGGACAATCAGCTAGTCAGTTAGCTTCTGGAAGACAAGATTTATTTAAATGGGATTCACCTGCTGGTGATGCTAGTGTAGCTATTGGTGTAGTAAGGTCAAATGAAAAACTTTGGTTTATTAATTTATTATCTGCTAATCCAAGTAATAATTTTTTAAACAGTGGTAATTTTATAAGTCTTAGTGGAGTTTCTAATGGTAAACTAGAAACAGCTATTATTAATAATAAAATGATTATTGTTGGTTCTCAATTAGAACAGCCTATTTTATTAGCCTATAATAAAGCTACTGGAGCAGTTACTCAATCAACAATTGATATCTATGTAAGGGATATTTGGGGAGTTGATGATGGTTTAACTATCTCAGAAAGACCTTCTAGTATTTCTGCTGCTCATAGATATAACCTTAGAAACCAAGGGTGGAATACAACTATTGTTTCTGCAGCTGAGTCAGGAACACCAGATGCAATTGATTTTACACATACAGAACTTGGATTATATCCTAGTAATGGTGACTCTTGGACTTTTGGTAAAATAAGTAATGCTGCTGATGAGGATTATGAAAAATATGATCCAGAAACATTACTTAAAAACTCTACTTCACAATACTTTGTAAGTAGAGGCAGTAATGTAATTGATGCTTTTATTAGAGGATCTCAAAGAAGTACTTTAACAGGTCTCTCTTTACCTAATGATTTAGAGCAGGGTAATCTTACGACTGTTGCTTCTTATGCTCAACGAGTATTTTATTCAGGAGTAGCTTCTGATGTTACTGGTGGAGATGCTATATCTCCTAATTATTCGGGCTATATCTTTTTTACACAAGTTGTAACAACAGATGATCAACTAGGTAAAGCTCATCAAGCTTCCGACCCTACTGCACCAGGAGTTAATGCTTTAGTTGCAAGTGATGGTGGAACTATACAAATACCTGAGATTACTCAGATTGTTAAATTAGCTTCTTCTCAACAGTCACTATTAGTTTTTGCAGAAAATGGCGTGTGGGAGATCTATGGAGATACTGGAGGGTTTAATGCTAACTCTTTCCAATTAAATAAGATATCTACAAATGGTGTATCAAATGGTGAGTCTATAGTTAATGTTAATGGAAACTATATTTATTGGTCAAAAGCAGGTATATATCAATTAGCTCCTGATTCTACATCAGGACGATTTAAAGCTGAATCTATTTCATTAGGCTCTATACAAAAGTTTTTTATTGATATTCCTGATTTAGGTAAAAATAATTGTAAAGGTTTTTATGATGAAAAAGAAAATAGATTAAGGTGGTTATATAATGATACAGATGCTTATAGTACTGCAAATTATATTAATGATTATAATAAAGAATTAGTTTTAGACTTATCCTTAAAAGCATGGTACCCTCAAAAAATTGAAAAGTTGTCTTCTAACTCTCCTTGGGTAACTGCTTATATAGATATTCCAGGATATGCAGTATCTTCAACAGCAACAGGTGTAGAAGTAACTGATGGTAATGCTGTTATTAATACTGCGGGTACTTCAGTTATTGTTACAGAAGATATACAAGTAAATAGAACATCTGGGTTTAGGTTTTTAACTTTTAAAGGTACACAGTTTACAGTTTCATTATATAAAAATACTACCTTTAAAGACTGGGTTACAGCTGGTGGTGCTGGAGGAGGAGTTAACTACTCAAGTTATTTAGTTACGGGGTATGAATTATTTAAAGATTCTACAAAACGTAAACAA